GCGCAGCCTGAATGGCCTGCGGTGTGAAGCCAGCCATTGCAAGAAATGCCTGTCCACTGGCGGCATCGCCTGCGGTGAACTGCGTTTCAGAGCCAAGTTTTAACGCCTGCTCACGCAGCGCCTTAAACTGCGGGCTGTTCTGGTCGATTCGCGTCAGTGCCTGAACGCGGGACATCTCTTTGCCGAACCCGATCGCAGGCTGCAAAAAACGCCCGGCAGCATAGCCGCCAGCCGCTGCCGCACCAATTGCCAGTGCACCACCTGTTTTCAGTTTTCCCGCTGTTTCCTGCGCGCGCGAATACCGCTCACGCGCCCGCGTTACACGCGCAAGCGCCTGCCGTTCGCGTTCAAGCTGGTTGTTGTACTGTTCGGTGCGTCTGATGGCCTGCTGGATGGTGTTATCGCTGCCTGTCAGGGAAATGCCGTGGCGTTTCAGCTCTCCGCCAAGCTCCCGCATTTTCTGAATTTCCCGTGTGCGCGATTCATTCAGGCGTTCAAGCCGGGTGCTTAACTGCTGCATCAGCTTTTGTTGTTTTTCGCTGAGCACTGTACCCGTGCGTTGTAACTGATTAAGGGCGTTAAGCTGGCGTCGTGCTTTCACGATGCCCGCATCCGCTTTACTGACAGCGTCACGGGCGCGCTCAAATGAACGCGCCTGACGCTCGAGATTTTTGATCGCCCCCTGCGTTCGCTGGATGGAGTCACCAAACTGCCCCATCAGGCGGCGGGCGTTTTCGGCAGGCCGGGTCAGTCTGTCAACGGCGCTGAAAGCGACCCGGATATCAAGAGTCTTCATTATCTGCATTCCCGCTGCGAAGTGCCGCCCGCTCGCGCCAGCTAACCACTTCGCCGGGCGTCATCATGAAGATTTCGGCGGGCGACCAGTTAAAAATGGCGGCAATATCCGCCACCAGATCTTCGATGTGCTCAAAGCACACCAGGGTGATTACGCTGCCGTCTCCTGCACGCTCTTCGCGCCAGAGTCTGGCTCGCTCATAAAATTTACAGCCACAGCGCACAACTGAATAAAATCGCGTGACGACATTTTTTTAATCATCACTTCATCCAGCCGTGGCGAGGTCACGCGAGGCAACAGCGTAAACATGGTATCCGCTTTCAGATTCAGCACATCAGACAGCGACAGACCACGCAGGGATCCAGCCTGCTCAATAGCCCCGGTGATCTCCACATACGTGATTTTTTCGCCACCACGCTCAATTGGTCGGGTCAGTTTTACGCCACGTTCGACAGCCATATCCTCACCTGCCGTCACATCATCCGCCACGGTGTTATTCCGGGTTTCAGTATCGATGCCTTTCATCAGTTGTCTCCTTTTCAGTCAGAGGCGACGCACTGCGCCGCCTGCATATTACTTATCAGCCAAGCCCGAGCGCGGAACGGATGCGATCGGGCACAATGTCCTTGCCGTCCTTCCGGTAAATGAAGTTCAGCAGGTCAATCTCCCACAACGGGCGATCGTTAACACTCAGCTTGTAGTAGGTATTTTTAATGGCGTAAGTGTGTGATGTGGCTTCGCCCTGTTTGGCTTCCCCCATATCAATTTCCGTCACACGTCCGCGCATTTCGACTTCATACAGGTCGCTTTCTGCATCGGTGTAGTATTCACCCGCAAAACGCAGCAGCGTGCCGTCAATCGTGCCGCCATACTTAAGGAACAGCTCACGAACTGCGCCCCCCATGACAAAGCTTGCATCAAGCGCGGAGTCGTCCAGACCGAGATCAATACTTACCGCCCCCATCATGCCACCACCCCGGTAGCTGTCGGTTTTGCGCGTCAGCTTAGGCAAAGTGACGGACGTCACCTTACCCACTTCGTTTTCACCATCCACAAACAGTGTAAAAAAGCGAAGATGTTTTGGCACAGCCATCAGGCACCTCCCAGCACCGCAAATGCGGGTTCAAAGTATTCATCAGTAAACGTCTGGTAAAGCTCCATGTCTTCCAGTGGCGGAACGGGCGTATATTTGTAGCGAATACGCACACGCCCCTGACGTAAATCCGTGGTGCTGTTATCCACCACGTCATACCAGCACTCCGCGCCAATCAGTTTCCCGGCAGTAACCAGTGAATCCAGTTTTGCCCTGATGGCACTGATAACATCCTTCACGTTCGCAGGCGTCAGTGGACTGTCGATGGTTTCAAACTGCGCTTCCGCAATTGAATCAGCCAGCACCTGTGCGGTTCGGGTATACACCTCAAAGATGTAGGCGTTCGTTTCCGGTGTGCGGTTGCCCCAGAAGCGGAACCCGTTGCGACGAATAATGGTCGTGATTTCTTTGTTGTTAAGGCTGTTGGCATCACTGTCTTCGGCCTGCAACGACCAGAAAACATGCCTCGACATCCCCAGCACATTTTTAACCGGAACGTTGGACAGTGATTTGTGCCATCCCTGCTCATGGTCAATGTACGCACGAAGGCCGCACGCATAGGCAGGCGCGGGGAACGTTTCGTTTTTGCCACTTTTTGGGTTGTAGGCGATGAAGTCCGGCCATAAGAGCATCACCTCACGTTCGTTGAATTTCTGGCGGTAGGTAATCGCCTCAGCCATCGTGTTACAGCCGTGACATGAGGCATACACAAACGCGCGCAGTTTACCCGCAATCACGCACAGGGATTTTGTTACAGCCTCCGTGTCCAGCTCCGGCGCGGCCAGAATACGCGGACGGTATCCGATGCTTTCATCCTGCTCTGCAACAAGCAGCGCATACATCCCCGTATAGCTGCCGTCATCCTCAGAACCACCGATAACCAGTTGATCCTGCGTCTTTCCGTCTTCTTCTTTGTGTTCAGCCACGCGAACGACGATCACCTTTGTGCTCACCTGGTCTGCGATGGCCTTAAGCGCACGATAAAGCGTCCCCGTTGTCCCGCATTTTCCCAGCACGTCATTGACGCGGGTCAGCAGTGTGGGCTTGTTCAGCGGGAACAGCTTCGCGTCCGCATCATCCGCCGTTGCCACGATACCGATAACGCTGGAATCAACATCGTTAATCGCTGTTACCAGGTCGGTATTTTCCGTAACACGGGCACCATGAAAACGAGTTTCACTCATAGCTTCAGCCCCTTGTATCCGTTAAATGATTCGGCAACAATCATCACCCACCACGCGCGTAATCTCACCCCTGCGCCGTTCTCCCGCCACAGCGACAACAAAAAGCAGTAACCCCCTCCGCACGCACATGCGACCATGCCGCACAGGGAGGGAGCAGATGACCGACACCACCATGCAATTGCTCAGTCAGGGCACAGACCCCGTAAAAATGCCGGATTTTGATATTCTCGCGGAGGGTAAAACGCTGTCCGGCGTGGCAGAGCGCCTGATGAGCCTGTCGCTGACCGACAACCGGGGATTTGAAGCGGACCAGCTCACCATCACGCTGGATGATGCGGATGGTCAGTTGCAGCTACCGCCACGGGGCGCGCGCCTGACGGTTCTCATTGGCTGGAAAGGAGAACCGCTGACAGAAAAAGGCACTTACATTGTTGATGAAATCGCTCACGAAGGACCGCCGGACAGGCTGACGGTTTCAGCCAGAAGCGCAGATTTTCGGGATGAATTTAACGTTAAACGAGAGGTGTCCTGGCATGATGTGACCGTTGAGCGTGTGGTATCCGCCATCGCTCATCGGTACGGTCTGAAACCGCAAATCAGCGAAATGCTGATGGATATCGAAATCGACCACGCCGACCAGACCGAAGAAAGCGACATGTCCTTCCTTACACGCATGGCGGAAATGCTGGGCGCAATCACCACGGTAAAAAGCGGCAATCTGTTATTCATCATGCCAGGTGGTGGCGTGAACGCGCAGGGTCAGCCGTTGCCCTCGTTCGCCATTACACGCAGCAGCGGCGATCGCCATCAGTTCCGCATTGCTGACCGCGAAGCGTATACGGGGGTACGCGCTTACTGGCTTGATCTTAATTACGGGAAAAAGAAAAAAGTCAGCGTGAAACGCCGCAAACCGCCAAAACCCAAAAAGGAGAAAAGCAGCAGCCGTGAAGGTGATTATATGGAAGGCGCGGAAGGCAATGTGTTTGTGTTACGCAAAACTTATCAGAACGAGCAGGCAGCAAGACGCGCAGCGGCGGCAAAGTGGCAGCAGCTACAACGCGGAGCCGCATCATTTTCCATCACGCTGGCACGTGGACGAGCAGAACTCTACCCCGAAATGCATGGCACGGTAACAGGATTTAAAAGCGAGATTGATAATCAGGACTGGATCATTGCAAAAGCCGAGCACACCATTGATAACAGTGGCTTTACCACGCAGCTTGAGCTTGAAGCAAAAATCCCGGAATGGATAGCAGAAACAGAGTGAGCAACTTAGAATAGCGGCAGCACCACGTTAAGGGAGGTCGCTATGTTCCGTTGTCCGCTTTGTGGCGCATCTGCCCGTATCCGCACCAGTCGTTCGGAAAATGATTCAAACACCGTACGGAAAAAATATTACCAGTGTAACAACCTGGAATGCGGCATAAGTTTCTCAACACTGGAAGCTTTCCATAAATTCACATCGAAACACGCCCCCGGCGTTCACTCTTCAGAAGGTATCCCGTGGCATGAGTTGCCAGCTTCATACAGGGGAAACAATCAGATGAGTTTGCCTTTATCTCAGAATTAACAGGCAGAATTGCCGGAGTAACAAAAAAGCGATAGATTACGCGCGGGTGCCTTTCGGCTGATGGTCGGAGGGAATACCCGAAGGCCAGATGTGGAAAGGCCCCGGAAAACATTTCTGTTTAACCGAGGCCCTAACATATCTACCTTAAGCAAGTGATAGGTTAGCGCCTCTCCAACAAAGGAGCAAGCGCTATGTCGCAAAAATCGCTTACAGCCATCACATTCTGCGTGACGGTAATCCTCATCATCTGGATGCTGCACGGTTCGCTGTGCGAAATACGGATGAGCTTCTGGGGAGCGGAGTTTGCGGCGTTCTTACAGTGTAAGCAGTAAGGAAACCGCGACGGGGGAGCAATCCCCCGTCAATCGGTTGCCAGGGTATGGTCGAAGTGGCACCCAAATTTAAATTGAGGCCCACCAGTAAGAGTGGTGGGCTTAACGCTTATTTAAATTTGAAAGGAACTCTTTATGAGTGAAATGGTATTTTGTCGCGGATGCGGCAAGGAAATACATAAAGATGCCACATCCTGCCCCAATTGTGGAGCACCTCAAAGAACAGCAAGTTCAAAAAGCAGAATGACAGCCGCACTACTGGCTTTCTTTTTAGGTGGTCTTGGTGCACACAAATTTTATTTAGGTAAAGTGGGGCAAGGATTCCTTTACCTTATTTTTTGCTGGACATTCATTCCGGCAATCGTGGCATTTATTGAGTTTTTTATCTATCTATGCACCTCTGATGAAGACTTTGCCCGCAAATATGGCTAATGCCTGGTGGGCGAATCAGAATGACAAACCCGCAGCGTAAAAACTGCGGGTTTTCTTTTTGTCACCCTCACAAATGAGGGTAACACCACTCATAAGTAATAGGCATAACAGATCGATGCAATAAATCCGATCGATAAAAACGATCGATTTGTTATCATATCAGCAGCAGTAACCACACAAGAGGTGCCGCAAATGACGCAAAATGTACGATGCAAAAATTGCAACAAACTACTTGCCCGCGCCTCATTTCACTACATTGAAATAAAATGTCCGCGCTGCAAAACACTTAACCAGATAACGAGAGCCATCGAGCACCCCACACACATGAGGAGTTATGACCGTGGGGATCGCAATCCAGCACCAACCAGCACATACACCGGAACACACTAAGGTTTATCAGACTGACAATGCCACGCTCTGTCGTGGGAATGCGCTGGAAATATTGCCGCTGATTGAGCCAGAAAGCATTGATGCCTTAATCACTGACCCGCCTTACAGTTCGGGTGCGACACACAAGGCCGGACGCACCAACCAGGGCAGCCATGCAAAATATCTGAACGGCGAGAACCTTCACCGTTTTGATGGGTTCGCGGGTGAAAACATGGACGCCCGTTCGTGGGCTTACTGGACACAATTATGGATGGCACAGGCACACCGCGCAGTCAGGCCGGGCGGTTATGCCCTGGTATTTACTGACTGGCGACAACTGCCTGCTTTAACCGATGCGTTTCAGGCCAGTGGCTTTACATGGCGCGGCATCATTGCGTGGAACAAAGGGAGGGGGGCACGAACACCCCATACCGGGTATTTCCGGCATCAGTGCGAATACATTGTCTGGGGCAGCAAAGGCCATTTAGATAAATCGCCTTCGGGGCCGTTCGACGGCTGCATGACGTTCCCGGTTATCCCGTCAAAGAAAATGCACCCGACCGGAAAACCAGAAGAACTAATGGCAGAGCTGGTCAGAACTGCGAATAGTGGCGGAACAGTCCTTGATCCTTTTATGGGGTCAGGAACAACGGGTGTGGCTGCACTGAAAGCAGGGCGAAAATTTATTGGTATAGAAACCAGTGATCATTATTTTGAGGTAGCAGCGCAGCGGCTTCGGGGGACTATTACCACAACCATTTCGACTACATAAGACAAAGCCCGCATTTTTTTTGCGGGCTTGTCTATTCCTTACTGATGTGGACAGTTTGTGGATGTTTATAAGAAATAAGCTAATAGAAACAATCTGTTATCTTTACAAAAAACGCGCCCGAAGGTGCGTTGTAAAACCCACTGAATTCAATGTTTTCCCTTTGTTTTCAGTGGGTTTTGTTATTGGTGGGGGTTACTGAT